CTGAAGCGCACATTCTCTACACCGCTATCTTTTAATAATCGGGTTAGTCCCCCAAGATTTTTGTAATTGTTGCGGTGCACAATATAATTGACAGCAAGATCACAGTCTTTGTTTTTGATCTCTGCAAAGTTCTTGATGTTCCGTATCACAGAATCAAAGCTCTTTTCAGGCACGTTCCTAAAACGCTTCATTTGCGCTCCATCGGTGTAGTCAATACTGACCCTTACCCACTTAGCAGATCGCAACACCTGTGCTCTTTCCTTGGCTAAATTCTGCCCATTTGTAATGATGGATAGATCAATGCCAAGATCTAAAGTACGCTGCATAATTGGCACGATGTCTGGGTGCATCAATGGCTCACCTCCACCGGAGTAAGTCACAGCCTTGACACCCATGCGTGAGAAGTCAGCTAGTATTTCCATCATCTTTTCTGTAGGTATGACATCTTCTTCTTTCATGTCCTCGTGCATACCTGAGATGATGTGCTCCTCCTCCCCACCATCTTTTTTACGAAAACCCGTGCTATAGACGCAAAAGAAGCAGCCGTGATTACAAATGTTGATTGGTTTGACCCTCACGTACACGGGTGGCAAAACCTCCCCCGCCCCAAAAGAATTTAGCTTTTCCTGAAAATGGAAAATCTTAAAATCGCTGTATTTATTGCTTTTCACATCAAATCCTTATATTCAACAATGATGGCTGAGGTCTTTCTCTCCAAAGCGTATTTATAAGCGTTTTTCACAAAGCCTTCATCTTGGATCTGATAAACCGGTATATCCGTCATCATTCTGAGTGCCTGGCTAAAGTCCTGAGTATGCGTAGCACCCGTATATAGCGGTTTTGTCACATTGCCGACTATGCAGCGAATAATGACGATTGGATCAAACTCGTTTTGGCTGATTTCTTTGATTTTGTCTAAATGGTTCACTAAGGCATCCATGCAGTTCATCAAAAAATCCATTCTTTCGATAAAAACGACTGGTTTTAGCCCCGTTAGCGCCATTCCAATAGCTGACCCTAGCAAAAGGTTCTCTGCAACTGGCATTTCAATGATCTGCTCGTCTGGTACATTCTTGAGCGTTCCAGCAGCCCTGCCTTTCATCAAGCCATATCCTATAAACCGAACCTTAGGATCAGCAGCCAAAACAGTATTAGCACGAATAAGAGCATCCTTGTAAGTCATTTCTCTTGTGCCTTTCTTAGCAAAACTTAATGCCGATAATCATCATAAAAGACTGAGCAATTAGCAAAATGGTTAAAATAACCATAACATTTTTCCAAAAGTTATTCATTTCTCTTGTGCCTTTCTTAGTTCATCTCTTAACTGAATAATGGTTTCAGCACCAATTTGCATAGCAGTTACCCAGCGTTCAGGAGTATTGGCTTTTTGATTTAACTCATGCACAACTTTAGCAATTTCCTCATCTGTTAGTTCTTTTACTGGATGGGTATAGAGTGCATAAGGATGATGGCTTATTTTCATATCTCTTGTAGGTTTTTCAAAAGTAATGTAATCAGGGCTATGCAAACTAGGTTCTCTAGCTTTCATCATCCACGCTACTGGTTCATTGTTCATTTGCGCTCCTTAAAAACAATATGATTCTTAGTGCCGTTGCCAGCGTGAGGGTAGGTAGGCTTGTATTTGTTGCGGATTACGCAACTTGGCATCTCAAACTTAAACTTATTAGGATTGCGCTCCTCAAAGCTCGTATCTACTTGCCTGTCGTTATCCTCAATAATGAACATACACGGCAAATCTTGAGCTTCTACCCACATCACAGCCTCGTAGAAGTGCCCTTGCTCCTCAGCACCATCTCCTAAGAAGCAATACACCCAATTATCGCTACCAGACTCTTTTAGAGCGTAGGCAACCCCGGCAGCAATGGCACAAGTGCCAGCAAGAATACTTGAAGTAAAAAAATGACGGCTGCGGTCAAAAACGAACATAGAATCCCCAGCAAGAATTTTTCCAAGAAGCTCATTTGCGGGAATTCCAGACAAAAGAGCATGATGATGATTGCGGTGAGTGCTAAAAATCCAATCGCCATCTTTTACCTCCTCATTAAAGTGATCTATTAAAAAATCCTCATTACCACCGGAAAGGTGGATCAAATACGGCAAATCCCCATGCTCCCAATGGCTTGCTACGGTTTGCTCAAATTCGACCAAATCCTCTTTTTTCATTTTTTGATGCCTACGAGCTTGTAGAGTTTGTATTTTTTAGACTCATGCCACTTGTCCAAGATCAAATAGCCCTGTGCTTTAAGTTCGCCTACCCTGGTGGCTAATTTCATTGTGCCAGCGTACTTTAAAGCATCTAAGGGGCTAATCCAGCCCTTTTTCAAACATTCAATAATCAGTTGACGTTGTGTTTTATCCATGTTTCTCTCCATTAGGTTAGTGGTGGCTGTTCAGATAGGCTGCCACCGTAGCCTTACCTAACTGTCCTCGGAGGGACTCGACTCTGAACTATCGGAGGTTTCAATCTGTTCTATCAACACTCTGATAGCTCCCCCTTTAATGGTCTTTCCACGAACTATAGATAACTCATCCACTTGGAAATCATCATTAAATACACCAGCATCTTGCAAAGCATCCAAAACGGCTTTAATGCGGTTATCAATGTCAATCTTCCGCTTATCTCTTGGAAACAACACCATTGAAATCCGCAATTTACTATCTCCTAATTTGGGCACTCTGTATTCAACAACGTAATCGGCTACTGCTGCTTTAAATTCTCTACCTTGCTTTGAAAGGACTGTCATACCCCGAAAGGTGCGCCAGTATGTATTCATACTCGGTGGAAAAGGTAAATTCAACACTAGCAATTTATGGGCTTCCACGGTCCTTGTGTGTCCACATCCCAACAGCACAGACCACCTCTGCCGTCAGGAACGCATTTGGTCGTTGCAAACACGTTCAAAGATAAGACGGCTAATGCTAATACAAGGGCTTTAAAAAGGGACTTCATTGTCATCTCTCCGGTTAGTTTCCACAGGGTAAGTTTTAGCACCATCAGGTTTCCAATTATTTTCTTTAAGACGAATAATGACTCCTTTAGGTGTGTGCTTAGTCCAGCCACCGATCTTAATTTCTTCCCCGGCTGCATAAGCACGTTCTAGCTTCAGAACTCCTGTTAAATCAGGCGCTTTGTCGCTTTTCTTATCGTTATTGGTAAGAAGTGATCCCCACCCTGGTTCATGTATAAATGCCATTATCTGCTCCTTATTGTTGAGATTACTTCTAATAATTTGGCGGTTTGAGTGCCAGTCCATGTTTTCATAAATGACTCATTTGCATCTCTGAGTGCATTATGCTTTTCCATCTTCTCTTGCTGATCTAGCTTAGGTGAGTCATAAATCCGTTTAACAAGGTCTGCAAAGCCCTCTTGCCAATCTTCAGTAGTCAGATACGTTGCATAAGGCTCTGACTGTCCTGGCACGAATAGAGAGTGTTTAGTGATGTTAAAACGATTTGTTGGTATCTCACCATCACCAAAGCTAGGAATGTCCTCTGTGATGGATTCTAGGGCTATTGGTGCAGCCTTAACTTCCTCTACCTTTCCAAGCTCCTTGGGCGGGGTGAAAGTTTCAACTTCTTCTGGAGTGTAGAAGCCTGTAACAGAGCCGGGATAAACTGATCTAATCCCTTCTGAAATACAACGGCTTCTAAGCATCGCTCTGGGGAACTTTTGCCATCCAGATCCAGGCTTGACCAAACCGATTTTTGTTGCTTGCTCGATAGTCCATGTAACCGCAAGGTTGCCCCCGTTGGGGTGTGAAAAAACTCCTGTAACTTTGTCATCTGCATATTCCTTCCATTCGACTTTGCCACCAGCGTTTTGAAAGCGTGCAAGCATCGCATCGGCTTTAAGTGCTGGTCTGCCTTGAATAATATGAAAATCTCTTGCTGCTGTGGCTGGGTGTAAACCTTCAGACTGTGCTACTGCCATCAAAGCAAGAACTGAATTTTTGTCCTTCATTCCAAATAATCCGGATGCAGCAATAGCACTAGCCATCTGCTCCATCTCTGAATATGCGATTAAATTAGACATGAATCATCTCCGATAAGGTGTAAATCGTATCTATGACTGAACTGACAGCCATAATCCATACTGCTATATCAATTTGATTCATTTGTTTTCTCCTCTGTTTTCCAAATATCACGAATTTGAATAACATCGTTATGGATTGTGAGTATAAGATTGATCATGTTTTCAAAAACATCGGTCATCAAATCAAATCTTTTATCAACATGAGCCTGAAAATTTGTCTGTTCTTTACGCATATCTGACAAATGACTTAGCACAAAAGAAAGTTGATTGTTTACTCTTTTGTTTAAAGATATTTCATCCATAAGTGGCACTTGCAACACTTTGTTTTGAGTGTGTTTAGTTGAATATTTACTAAATAAATACTCCTCCATCTTTTTTTCATCATGGACATCAATAAAAATAGTTGTTCCACGACCAGACGGAATGGTGCTAATGATGTTGATGCCTGATTTAACGGCTACATCAGTCTGTTTATCGGTAACGCTGATTTTGTTACCCAATCGTTTAATAATTTGACCTACGGTTACTAACTTGGCTTGCATAATTATCCCCTACAGTTAGGTTATTTAAGTAAAAATCGTCTAGATCCTGGCTGCTCGACAACGAACTGCTCATAAATGTCAGGCATCGCTTGTTGAAATAAGGTGGATGAGAACCGCTTAGAACTCTTGCTGTTTTTCCAAGTGGCTAGAATTGATCCATCAATGCTTTGCAGCGTGTCCTTCTCACCCATAGCGTTGCGGATATATGTTTCAAGTGCTTCCGAACCACTCTCAAGGTTTTTGATCTGAGTCTTGATGTCCTTGAGTTGCGTGACTGCCATTTCAAGTTGATTGGTGGCTGTAACTGACCCTGAAATGCCGACTGGAAAAATAATCTTTGTTTGCTCAACAGTTTGTGGCTCTGGAACGGTTTGAGCCTTAACGTGTCCCCAAAAGACTGCCATTTTACGGAGTAGGTCATCTTTCTCTGCCTCGCTTATCTGAAAATGGAACGTAACAAATTCTTGACCACCAAACAGCACAGCAAGATAAATATTGTTAATTCCGTGACAAGCAGCTTCATGGATGAGCTGGGCATAATCACTAGGTGGAACGACATTAGCATCAGAATCGAACTTATTGCGAACTGCTGCGTTGTAGTTTTTAGCCTCAACAAGTGTGCGACCATCAGCGCTAATGAAATCAAAATGAGAACGAAACCACTCATTAGTGGGATGTGATAGAGCATAGTCAGCCTCTTTCAATTCAATCTTATGTTTATCTTGAAATAAACGACCAATGACGGGCTGCATGACATGACCCATGCGTACCGGCTCTCTATCGCTTATATCCTCTATTGGCAGCTTTCCCTGTTTAGTCAGAATGACATCTACAGCACGACCATTAGCAGCCTTACGGCTATCTCCAGACCACCATGCACTATTTCTGACTGCTGGTGCAAAATCAGCTTGATCGTTTGCCATCATGCCCCCTTAGCGAGAATATTAGCTAGTGCGAGTAAATGATTAACTTGTTTACGATAAAACTCTACTTGACCTCTTAGATCGCTAATCTGATCGTTTGCCTGAGCAATCGTTTCATCTTGCTTTTCTACTAGGTTACGCAAGCGCAATAAAGTTTCTGCTTGATCTACTGTTACCTTGCGTGGTCTGCCTACTTTACGTTTAGTTACCATGTTATTGCTCCTGTTAGGTTATCTGCCGAAAGGGATTGTGGATAAATCGTCAAGGTCGGCATCCTCGACTTTAAATTCAAACCATTTAGCATCTTCCCCGCAACCAGTTATAGCTAGGTTACGTGAGTGCTCTGCGGTCATCTCTTTTTGTTTGCCCCACACCAAATCGAAAGGGCGCAAGGGGCTCTCACACCTTGAGTTTTCGAGTGCGAAGTGCTTGCAATTTATACAAAAATCCATTTATGTCCTCATTGTTAGGTTAAATGATTACTACAATTAAAGCATACAACATGAATAAATATAACACAACTAATTTATTCATCTTATAACAATTCTTTTATGGGTGGATAAAAAACAACATAATCTATCTCAAAAGAACCTTTTTATAGTGGGTATGCTTTCCGGTGGTCAAGAGCCCCGGTATCAGCAGCGTTGTGCTCTAAGCGGGAGCGTGAGCGCATAAGCACCCTTTATATTGAAAATTGAACCTAAAGAAAACCTAACCCATTAGTCATGGGGATCAGG